AAGAAACTCTCACCGTCCTTAGAAAAGTGAGAGGCACACTTGCTGTTGTGTGCATCTTCGGTGGCATAACCGCTGCTATACTCTATCATATCTTTAGACCTGAAATTCGGAGACTACTTGGGTTGACTCCTCAATTACATATTTTGAGCCAAACTCATTTAAGGACATGCTATCAAGTGAAATCTCGATTCACTGATAATTATATTGAGTTTGTTTCCACTGCGCCCGATGGCGTTATTGGCAAAAACCATGTTGCTCACCAGCAACGTGATCCCAGCATCAAAAGACAGCCGGTTTTTGTTGTTGCTCATAGCTTTTTCGGTCTTAGATTGATTGGACACTTTTTCCCCCTTTGGAAGTTCACTGGGAAGGAGGTGAAGGTGTGTGTGAAGCTCTTGCAAGAAAGTCTTGCCCCCTCAGCTGTTGTCCAGCCCGATGAGACAGTCAATGGCTGTATTAATGGATTAATTCGAAGAAACTGTGATGTTCGAAATCCCGCCAACGGTTCAATGCTAGATTCCATAGCTTTGAACACTGCTGCCGTGTCTCAATTTGTGAATCTTTCACAAAGGCAGCAATTGACCCAAAATCTGACTTTTGTTCCAATGCAACTGTAATCCGTCATACAGTTGCATATGGATATAAGGTTGGTGATGAAGTAATTGGTGCTGCTGGTGAACTACACAAGAATGTTCTACCAGTTAAGCCCGGATACGAATTGTTCATTCATAAAGATGGATTCCTTGCTCCAATTAGGAAACCAATGTCAGCTGCTACCGGATTTGAATTTGCTGACGCCGCACCCATTCGTTGCGATTTGGATTGCTCAGAGAACTTCATGGCATCTGCTGCGAAACGAATTGCTTCTGCAACGAACCCAATACATATGCCCACTTTTAACAAGTTTACTGCCTTTGTTGATGAGTGGCTCGAGAAGAACTTGCAACCTTTGGCCTATGATACTGACCTCTCTTTTGAAACGTGGATTGAAGAGACGAACTATAGTCGCCGGCGCAAAGAACAATTAAGACAGATATTTGACGAACGTCTTGATTTGCCCACTAGTTCTCCTGCGAAAACAGTAAAGATGTTTGGAAAGGACGAAACTTATGCTGACTGGAAATACATGCGTGGCATTCTACCACGAATTGATTACTTTAAAATATTTCTAGGTCCTTTCATGAAAGCCATCGAGAAGGAAGTTTACAAACTTCCTTTCTTTATAAAACACGTCCCCGAAACACTTCGACCCCAATATGTGATGGAACATGTGTACCAGCCTGGTGCATTGAATTTTGTTTCTGATCACACGTCATTTGAGGCGGCCTTCACAGCTCAAGTGATGTCAAATTTGGAGAAAAGACTTTACATGTACATGATCTCAAATCTTCCTGAGAAGAAAGAATTTGAGGAACTTGTCGATGTTATATGTTCGGTCAATCACGTCGAAGGCAAAGGATGCTTCTTCAAGACTGAAGGACGAATGTCAGGTGAAATGTGCACATCTCTTGGAAATGGATTTTCCAATCTGATGGTGATGCTCTTCACTTTGCAGGAAGCAAATTGCACATCCATTCGTGGTGTTGTTGAAGGTGATGATGGGCTTTTCACATTCTTTGGTGAGCCTCCTACTGTTGATGACTTTGCGAAGCTTGGGTTTAGATTGAAACTTGAGATTTTCGAAGAATTTTCAAATGCCTCATTCTGTGGTATGATCTTTGACCAAGATGATAAGATCATTCTTACCGATGCCATAGATTCTGTCCTGAAGATGGGATGGTCTTCTAGACAATACACCATGTCATCTGAAAAGACTAGGAAAATCTTGCTTCGATCTAAAGCTCTGTCATATGCTCATATGTATTATAATTGTCCCATAATAGGTGCTGCTTCCCGTGCGGCTCTCAGACTCACTTCACACGTGTCTGAGAATGAATTAAAACGCTTTCGTTCCAAAGAGCGTATTTCTATTTATGAATTTGAAGAAAGAGAGATCAATGAAAAGTGTGGGTTACCTTCCACTTTCTTCACCCCTATGAACACTCGTGTGCTGTATGAACGCTTGTATGGCGTGTCAGTCAGTGACCAATTGGCAATTGAGGAGTGGTTTGATGGTCTTAAACGCCTGAAGAACCTTTCGTGCCCTCTCTTGTCCCGCTACTTCAATGTGCAGAACTTTGTGTATAATGATATTTATGTGGTGCGTGAACCGCACCTATTTGGTTACCCCCCAATTCCTGATACTCGTGTTTTGGGGGACGTCACTCACGTGATGAATAATGTGTACATTATCTAGCCATGGCGGGCCTTTGCCCACCACGAAAAGCATTCAAAGTAAGTCGCCAAATTAAGCGCAGCCTGCTTGTGGATTCGCCGTGTCTCGATGCCATTAACATCACACTGAATAACATACATATCATTTGAACATTGCATATGCACTTCACGAACTCTTGACGGAGAAGTCAAACTGTCGACTTTAAATTCAGCGGC